CGTTTCTTCTGATGTTACCTTTTCCTCTACGAGTAGTTTTCGCGATTTGGTTAGCTTCTCTTTCGATATGATAAATCAAACCTTTGAAACGCTCAACTGACCAACGACCATTTGAATCAGTATCTAAATCAAATATACCAGGAGTTACAGTACCGAATTGAGCACCAGCTTTAGCTACAGTGTAGATAGTACGGATAACTTCACGGTTGATTTCTGATAAAATTTCAGTAGAAAGAATATTAGACAATTCAGTTTCAGCGTCAAGACCATGAATTGCTTTTAAGTCTTGTGCCATTTCTAAAGAGTACTCAGCTTTCAATGCACGAGTTTTAGCAGAAACAGTTACTTTCTCGATAGAGATACCCATTTCAGGGAAAGCGTTTGATGCACCTAAAACTTCACCCAAAGCAGTAGTTAAACCAGTACCAGTATCAAAACTAGATAAAGCTAATGGACCAGTAGAATCAACAGCACTATTTGCAGAAGCAGCAGAAGCAGTAGTAGAACCAGTATTACCTGCTGGAGTATTACCAATAATACCAGAGAAGATAGTATTAGCTTCATTGTAGAAAGCTTCAGCGCCAGATTGTGAACCGTAACGTGAACGTAATGCAAAGATCAAACCAGTTGGACCAGTCATTGGTTGAACGCCAGCGATATCATAAGCAATTAAGTTAGGAAGCGCACGACGTACTAAGCTGATTAAGATTGGATCAAAATTTGAAATACCACCAGCAACGTTAGTTGTTGTTTCGTTCAAAGTTTGACGATCAGCATCCATTGCATTTTGTTGATTTTCTAAAATAATAGCAGTAACTGCTTTTTTATATGGATCAGAAATGCTAGTTAATTCAGGGTGCTCTAAAATTGGACCCCATTTTAGGTTTAATTCTTCGTTTAATAATGCCATTTTTTACAACTCCTTTTTATTTTCTAAAGTATTTTTATTTTAATAGTGTTTGAGAAATTTTAGAAGCATAAGCTGCGATAACTGGATCAACAACTTTTTGTTCTTTTTCTTCGATTAATTCTACTACATCGTTCAAAGATTCTTTCGAAGCGGGTTTAACAGAAGTAGCAGTAGAGAAATAAGATTCTTTAATGTCTTCCATTTGATTTACGAAATCTTCATCAGAAACAAATTCTACACCCTCGGCGATAGATTTAATTTTTTCTGCTTGAGATAAAGTTAATCCTTCACAAACTGCATGAAGAGCTTCTACTTTCTTTTGTTCTGACAATTTTTGTTTCAAGTTAATGTTTTTTGTCATTTCTTCATTGACTTGTTTTTCTAAAACTTCTACTTTAGAAGTTAAACTTTCAACTACATCAAATTTTTCTTCAGGGATATCAATATAGTGCTCTTCGAACACTGCTTTTAATGATTCCATAAAACCTTCAGCTATTTCAGTTCTTAGACCTGATTCAATAGCAAGAGTATTTTCTTCTAACCAAGATTCAACAACGTAATCTAAATATTCGTCTACTTTTGTTGAGAAATCTTCTTTCATTTCTTCATAAGCTTCTTCGAATTGAGCAACATATTGTGCTTCTAATTCTTCAGCTAATTCAGAAACTTTTGCTTTAACAGCAGCTTCAAAGATAGCAGTAGCTTTCTTTTTAAATTCTTCAGAAAGGTTTTCGCCAGCCATTAATGCTTCGATATCTTCATTAACTTCTTCTTCAGATTCAGTTTCATCAACTTCTTCCTCTTCGTTAACAAATTTTCCCAATTTTCCCTTTTTAGGTAATTGGTCAACTTTAGTATCAACAGCTGTTGAAGTTTCTGATGGTTGAGGAGCTAATTTTTTAATTGGTTCTGAGCCAACAGGAGGAGTTTCTCCTGGAGCAGTTGCAGTAGGAACATCTTTCAAATCATATTCTGCAAAATTTGCACTTCCGATATCAGAAGCACTTTTATTTACTGTATCTTTTAATTTTTCGCCTTGGCCGAATTTATCTTGGCTAGCATCTTTTGTTTTTACGTTTGTGTTCAGAATCTCTAATGCAGCTTCAGAAAGATTCAAATTTTTTTCTTTTGACATGTATATATCCTCTTAGATTTCGTTTAGTATTATTTATAAAAGTTATAATTTTGCGAGAAAATTCTCAAAAATTTGTAACGCCATTGGTTCAACATCTTTAGCTTTTAGTGTTTTTAAGGTTTTTCGCGATTCTTCAAGGTATTGTTCTACCCAACCTTTCCCATCAACATACATCCATTCTTTTCCTTCCATCAATCCTTCGACATAACACGCTTTTCCAGATGGATCTAAAACTATATCTACTGTAACTAAGCGAAAATCTGGTTGGACATATTTCAAACCGCCAGATTCTTTGATCGAACCAAGACCTCTAGTTGAGACGCCAAAATTTACTCCAGCATCAATAAATGATTTAACGATATTACCATTCGGGGTATCTAGAATTGTTGCCTCGCCAATGCACAAATTATCAACAAATTCTAATTTTGTAATTAAATGAGAAACTTTATCAGGGTTGATTGCTGGACCTTCTGGGTGAGAAAGTTCTCCTAATGCTCTTCTTGTATCTACAAAATCTTTTTTATATCTAGAAACTTCCGGAAGCATATGTTCTTTTATATAAATACGACCATTTCTATTTGCTTCTTCTGTATGAATAAATGGACCATTAATTTTATAAGATTTTTTGCCAGTCGTTTCTTCAACCAACACATTAGTTGAGACCGATTCTGTAAATTCGTTTAATAATTTCATTGTTCTTCTAACTCCTGATTTGATTCAGATTCCGTTATATCTGATGATAAATTTACAGCCTGTTCTAATAATTCTAAGAATTTTTTATCAGAAACAACAATTGCTTCTAATAATTCCGGTTGAGATGCAATAAATTCTAACATTATATCAGCACATTCTTTATTTATATTCAATTCAGATAGATCTTCAAATACTAATGTTTCGACATCATCATTTTCTGAGATATAATTTAATCTTTCTAAAACGCTTTCAACTGTATTAGAAGAAAATTGTGAATTGTCTAAAGGAACAGTAACAAATTGATTTAAATGATCAGAATGATATAATGCAACCATTTGTCCATTTGGAAATCTTTGAATAAACTGCCGTTTTAATACCAAAACTTGTGGTAAATCTTTTTTTATGTGTTTAGCCATTAGTATAATATGGGTTATTAGATTGTTGATCAGAATCTTTTTGTTTTTTTACAGGTTTATTTTGTGGTTCATCTTGTTGATCGTTGCTAGCATCAGTATTATCTGAAACAGGCAAAGAGTCTTGGCTCCCATCAGGAGGTAAACCACCTAAAGATGGATCTGTTGCAGCAAGTTTTGGGTCAGGATACCATCCATCTTTAACTTCATCTGTAATCTCTTTTGCCATTTGTTTAATATCTTCATCAGAAAATTGTAATATATTTTTCTGAATCCATTGTTGTGAATAATATTTCCCAACATAGGGGGCAACAGAATCAAGAACACCCATTCTACTTTGCAATAGTTGTGCATCAATTAATTCTGCATAATGGTTATCTATCTTAAAATCATAATAGATATGTTGTTTATATGTATCAAATTCTTCTTGAGAACAAATACCTTTTAAGTAACATTGAACTCTTAATGCTTGATCAAATAAATCAGTAAATTTTAATCTTAATCTATTAATAAATTTTGCAAATTTAATTTCGTCTCTAGATATTTGGTCCGGATTTCCTGCATCAAAAGGAGAATCAGATTGAATTAGTCTTGAATATGGAACATTTAAAGATTTATATAATTTCTTTTCAAAATATTCAATCATTGACATATCATCAAATGCTGCTGATGATGGTAATGTTGTAATTTCAGTTGATTGTCCATTTCTTCTTGGTAACCAGAAATCTTCTTGCATAGAAAGAAATCTTCTATCATCACGAATTGCACCAGTGTTTGCATCATATACAACTTTATTTTTGTATTTTGTCATAATATCTTTAAGATATTGTTCTGCCTTCATTTTCGGCAAATTTCCAACATCTATATAAAATATTCTTCTTTCTGGAGCTCTAGAGATTTTATATATAATAGTAGCATCTTCAATCATTCTTAATTGATTGAGAGGTTTAATACTTTTATGTAAATAACTTAATATTATAGATCGTTTTGAATCTAATAGTCCGCTTGTCACAGAAATAATAGAATCTGGAGCAATTCTTAGTCCAGAATTAGATAAATTCGATTTTGTAGAAATCGAATCTGAATAAATATAATATTCAGCAAATCCTTGCACAATATCAAAACCAGTAGTTTTATCTTTTACTTTTTTTATTTCTCTGATTTTAGTAAGTTTTCTTGGATCAGTATAACGTAATTCTTGAATACCTGCTTGTGGATTTTCTTTATCTAGAATGATATTATAAAATAATCTTCCATCAACATAATATCTTCTGAATATATCTTGGCCTAAATTTTTGAAATTTAAAAGAGTTAAGATATTTTGGAATTCTTCATCAATAGCAGCTCTTACTTTTGGAGAGGCTTTGATATTATCTGAGACAATTTTAACTGATTCATCTTCGTCATGAATTACTGCTTCATTGATAATGTCGTCAACAGCAGTTTCAATTTCTGGTTGCATTGCCATTTCACGATACCGAGTAATTAACTCAACATCATTCTTATAATTTGAATCTAAATCAATGCTTGTTCCATAATG